ATCCGCTATAAAATGCAGTAAGAGTAGGCGCATTAGTGCTCCAAGCCGGTGCTGTAATTGCATCTGATGAGACTACGAAATCTGTTGAAGCTAACTGTGTATATGACATAAGTTATTTTTTATTATTATGATACTTTATTGATTTGTACAGGAACTGTGATTCTTGCACCTGAGTCTCTACCAACTACTGTTAATAAAGTATATAACGTGGTGTTTGTTCCGAATAATGTGTTTACAGTTGTAGCTGTTATGTTTAATGTAGTTCCAATTACTGTTAAGCTAACATTAGTACCCAATGTTTGAGTGCTATTTGCAGCAGTTGCAGCAGGCGTATTAATACCAACTCCAGTGAAAGTACTAGTAGTTCTAACGTCTCCGATAGTGAATGTGTAACCATCAGTCTCGTAAGTAGAAGTAGCTCCTAAGTAGTTCAATGTTTGAGGAGTGATAGAAATAGAACCTCCTTGTGGTAAGGTAATTGTACTGTAACCGATATTAACAACTGGTAATTGAGAAGTACCTCTGGGTAAAGTAACTAATCTGTACTTCATGATCTCATTGTCTTCTGGGAAGGCCTGAATAATTGGCATATTTGTGATTGCCTCTCCGTAGAAAGCAGACCCTGAAGGGTGATTAGGGTTATATAATGTGTAATCTACCTCATCGTCTGATAACGAAAACTGAGTGATTTGGAACGAACCGTCGTTTCTTGCTAATAACTCTCTACCCTTTTTGGTAAGGATAGCGTCTATAACAACAGATGTGTTACTTAAATATGCCATGTTTTTAGTGTATTTTTCTCTTTATAAATATAGTGAAATTATAAATCTTTATTGACTTGTATTTGCTTGTGAAGATAATAACTGAGCCTGAACCTGAGATTGGATCGTATTAATGTTCGCCAATACCGTTGGGTTTATGTTCTGAGGAATCAAGAATCCATAAGAAGTTTGGCCTGGTTTCTTAATAAACGCCAATTGAATATTCTGTTCGTCTTTGTATCTTCTTAATAAAAGGAACTGAGATATCTTACTAGGGCTAGTTGTCCATAGTCCGTATATCGTTGGTAATACGCTGATATTGACTCTATTGCTGGAATCCAACGTATATCCTATTACGTCCAAATTTTGAGTAATAACGCCGTCGCTCATGATTATCTTGTCTCCAAATTGAGGTTGGAAAACGTAAGAAACGTCTTGGTATTGACTGTATAAACTGCTTGAATAGATAATGGATCCAGACGAGAAATTAGGTACAAATTGATATCCTAGATAGTTAGATAAGCTTGAGTTTAATACTATAGAACCGGTGTTATTGTTGAAAGCTCCTGAGATAAAATTACCTGCAACCAAACTAGAAGTAGCGTAAGGATATCCACCTGCACCGGCCGCGGCAGAGTTAAGACCCAAAGAACTATTTGAGGCTCCTGTACTCAAAGAGGCTGTGTAGTTATTCGTAGACATGCTTCTTTGTATCAATTGGAAAGACACTTTATCAGAAGGAGTCAACGATATACTTGGAGTGGTATAGTTTACTGTAAATGTTTTAGCATAAGTAGAAGACGCTGGAATCGTACCTGCACTATGAATGTTGGACAATATAGCTGCACCTCCTCCCGTTGTTGCGACAGGTAAGTAGTTATACGCACTAGTGGCGCTCGTTATCAAATATCCATAATAAGTAGTTCCAGAAGATACCCAAGAATAGAATCCATAATTTATGTAATCCGCTCCTGTTCCTACCGTTGTAGAAGAAGCTCCGTTATATATTGAGATTGGACCGTATATGTATCCTACGCTAGCAACTAAAGTCACACTTGTACTACCTCCAGGAAGTACTGCACTTGAAGTTAAATTAGCGTAAGTAGAAGAACCAGCAGTATAGCTAGACGTAAAGTCCATTATCTGTTGAGTACTTCCTGGCAATAAAGCTCCGTTTAAATATACTTGATACAAGAACGATCCACTGTCTATTGCGCCGCTTTTTGTTTGAGGATCTTGGAATTGTAAGCTTAATTGGAAATTAGTCGCAAAACTACTTTGTCCGGCTACGTTTGCAGAGTAACTAGGGAACATCATATTCTGAGATCCTGTGTAACCTGTCGTAGGATTCGCTACGTCAAATATGTTATATATGTTACCAGTTCTTGTACTTGCATTCGTTATAGAAGCCGAGAAGAACGGATTAGGACTTCCGCTTATGTAAGCATTAGAAGTTGGAATATCAGTAGTAGATGCGTTCCATGCAATGAAGTTAGAAACTAAGGCATTACCGGTGTAGTTGAAGTATAAGTTATTATCCACGCCTGACACAAAATACAATTCAGGAGAGTAAGAATACCCGCTGTTGTATATTGTCTTAACGCCATCGGTGCTCTTCTGATTTCCGAATTTTTTGTTGTCGAATTGCTTAATTGTTAAATTGTTACCTGCTACAAAAATGTTTTGTACGTCGGTCCAGTTGTTGTTGTTTTGGTTTAATTCATGTAATCCTCCAGACACGTCAACCAAATATGCCAAAGAAGCATTGATTTCGCCTGGAATGAACGAGCTAGTTTCTACTTGAGTAAATAGAGCCAATTTATTCGTATAGTAATTGATCATTGGATCGTTACCGTAGCTTATATCTCCATCGTAAGTTGCGCTTTGAGTAGTGTATACGTTATAAGCAGCTCCTCTAGAATAAGATCCGCTGTATCGAGGTATGATGCTTCTTCTTAAGTTGTAGTTATAGTCCTGTACACTAGCGTATTGACCATTTGGATTGTTCTGATAGCTTGGACCAAACGCTATTGATTGAGTTATTAATCCATAGTTAGTGGCTTTATTCTTTGATACTCCACTAAAATCCAATTTATAGAACAGTTTAGACTTAACAGATCCTGTAACGTTTTGATACAAAGCACCCAAATTAATGCTCTGAGTCGGTACATAGCTTCCAGATATACTATTAAATTGAAAAGGCTGATACGATCTTTCGGTTTGACTTTTTGTTCTATTGGTACCAGTAAACATCGATCCACTAAATTCCCCAGTAAATGTCTCGAACCCAACGCTTCTTGAAACCGGGATTAATCCTTTTGTAGTGTACTCTGTTTTAACGTAAGCAGTAGAATGGTTTAATCCCAATGCGTTTGATCCTGTAATTGTACTTCCACTTATTTCCGATACCAATCCGCTGTTATTGATAGCTATAGGTTGGTGTCTAGCGTACTTACTTCTTTCTAATATGTGTGGCTTTACAATGATTCCCGTAGATACATCGGCTCTCGCAGGCACGAAGTCCTTGATCATCTTAAACAAACTATTGTTGTAGAATTTGATCATTCTCAAGTACTCCCAAACGCTGTGTTGATACGTTGCGTTGGCGAATACCGTATTCTTTAGATTGTCCAAATTTTGATAAGACGCCGAGTACAAATCAGTCGGGTTACCTATCAATTGATCTATGTTAAAGTATCCCAATGACCCAGTAATGTAAGCGTTGATAGTATCCGAAGGAGAAAATCCAATTTCTACTTTTGGTACGTCCGATCTTCTGTTAGTTTGATTGTACTGTAAAGTAGTGTAAGGAGACAACACAGAAGCTGATATAGATAGACTGCTGGATACTGCGTAGGCTTTCTGATTGTTGATTTCGAATACACCGTCTTGGTTACTTTTATCGTACCCTCCAAATTCGTTAACTGTCAAAATACCCTCAGGAATACCGAAGCAAGAGATCAAAGCTTTTATTCCTCGATGAGTACCTTTGGTCTTTAGTAAGTATGGTAAGTTGTGATAAATTCTCTTGTAAACTTCGCTTTGAATGGTCTGAGCCGGCAAAGTTGCAATACTAGAAGTCACGTAATTTGTTATTCTTTCCGACCCGGTTGGAGGCAGCAAACTACCGTCCGCGTTGATACCGAATAAAGAGTAGTACAAGTTATCGGACAAGTTAGAATTGGTATACAACGAAATACCCAATCCCCTTAAAGCGTCTCCAACTAAATCCAGAGACACACCAGTATTAGGATTATTTGTGTTATTGTATCTATTAGTTACGTCTTTATAATAGATCCAGACATTATCAAAATGCTGTCCTATCATATACACAAAAGTCTCGTAAGGAGCATTGTTAGGATCGTCCAATAAGTACTGTGGAATCGTATTGATCAGCATGTCCTTGTTGGTCAAATCGTAGTAAGACGCAGAGTACAACATCGATACGTTGCTTGCAGAAGGCGCAGTAGTAGCGCTTCCCAACCAATTTAAAGCTGCGGTAGAAGTTACAGAAGCTTGTTGGTAAGGTTGTGTAGTGTTAGTTTTTGGCCAAGCATAAGAAGCCGAAGTATAATACAAATAGTACTCGTAAGTATCGAAATTTGTTATTATGTTGTTTATGGATTGACTCAAAAATCCTATAGAAGAAGAGGCCGCTAGATTACCTCCTACTACGGACTTTTGTGCATTTATTTGAGAGTTGTAAGACTCTATTAATCCAAGCTTGTAAGTAAAATTGTTTAGTCTCTCTATCGCACTTGAGAAGTGGATGAAATTAGAGAAATTAGTATAGTCTACGTTAATGTTTATAGACTTATCTTGATAGTAGCTATTTAACTGATTGAAAGAAGAAGTTACTGGGCTCGCTATTAAGTTACTATAATTGTAATAAGGAGTTGTTAATCCTACTTTTTGATTAACGTCTATCTTAAAATTAGGTCCTCTTAAAGCGTTATTATTTAGTACAGGTTCTGCCTCTACTTGTATGTTTACGTTATAGCTAACAGATTGAGCAACTTGATCCACGATCCACAAAGTAGATTTAACGTCAAAATCTGTAGGTAATGGTTCGTATAATTTTATTAATAAGTTAGCTCCGTTAGAATCCGTAGAATACGCAACGTTAACTGCTATGATAAGTTGATTGCCTCCAAAATTAAGGTAGAAATCTGCAAAATAGTTCTTGTTTGCAGCGTAAGTTTGATAGTCGTTAAAACCGGATAATATAGAACTATCGCTTATGGTCTGAGAGGATAATATTAACTCTTTTCTTGATGGAGATATTTGTTTTATCCAATAAAAGTTACCGTAAGATGAGTTGAATAAATTCCTTAAAAAGTTGTATTGAATATTAGTAGAACCTCTATCGAACCCTAGGCCAGTTACGTAGGACTGAGGATCCAATATGATATTTCCGTAAGATCCATTGCTTGTATTAGCTTGAGAAGGAAGTGTATAAGAAGTGTAGTTATAATCGCTATTTAACAGATTGTTGTTATCGTCGTACACAAAAGCCTCTACGTAATCGTTGCTATTACTAAGGAAACTAGTATTTATGTAGTTATTGGTAATAAGAGTAAGATCAGAGCTATTGTACTGCTGAGATTCTACTCCTTGTCCGTTGTATATTACGTTTACTAATTCCATTATGCGGTTATATTACTTACGTTTAAATAAGTTTGACTAAGATCAACTAATTGTTGTCTTAAAGTATTAATTTCGTCTATTAAAGCCTGTTCTTGTGCGCTAACTGTAGATCCACCTATGTATTGAGTACTTCGTTGAACCAATTCCTGATGAGAGTTCGTAGATCCACTTACTGGTATATCGTAGAATAACTGATCGTAGTATTCAAAGAATTGAGGTATTGTTATAGTAGAACTTGATACAACAGGAGTAGCGGCTATAAGTTCCGAAAAACTTGTGTCTATTACCTTGCTGTAGGTATTTACACCGTATACTTGTTTTACTAAATTTACTGTTTCTGTCATTACCTAACAATTTTAAAAATCAAGTTACTGTCTATATTTATCGTTTCGTTCGTTGAAGGCAATACAGTTTGAACTAATAATTTGTAATATCTTTCAGATTCCAATCCATTCATGTACAAGTTAAAGTAGTTGTAAGTACCGTCAGAACTTATCTTTGTATAAGTAGTATCGAAATCAATAACCATCTCTTCTGTTTTGTAGTCCTGTATTGCCCAATAAGAACTTGAAGGCAATAACAAAGTGTTTAAATACACAGAAGACGTTGTAAATTGTCTTGTTGGGAATGTAGGTCTTGTCGCTAATCTAACTCTATATTTCTGAGTTCCGTATTTGAATTCGCTTTGATTGTTGGCGAAATTAACCACAAAATCGTCTGTAGTTACAATAGATCCAGTCATATAGTTACTATCGTCCCATTTTATTTCTAAAGTTGGAGGGTATATAGTGTGAGTATCCGTACTAAAGAACTTTGTTTCAATATAAGAACCAGAATTGTTTTCTATCGACGTAGGATATTTAAC